CCATCGTCAGTGAGTCCCGCGAACTCTTCCACCCCATCTTCGCCGGCCTCACCCGGGAATTCCTCGGCAAGGTGATCCGCCGCAGCTTCGCCATCCTCCTCCGTCAGGGCGCCATGCCCGCCCCGCCGGCCGCCGTCTTCAAGGACAACAAGGACGGCCTCGGTGCCTTCATCGATGCCCCGCAAGTCGAGTTCACCTCCTCCATGGCCCTCGCCCTGGAGCAATCCCAGCTCGCCAACCTCCAGGACATCATGAGCGTCCTCGCCCCCCTCTCCGCCACCGACCCGGAATCCCTCGACTTCCTCAATCTCGACGCCATCGGCCCCGCCCTCTTCCGCGCCCGCGCCCTCCCCGCCGACTTCGTCCGCAGCCCGGAGGCCATCGACGCCCGCCGCGAGGCCCGCGCCCAGGCCGCCCGCGCCGCCCAGGCGGAGCAGATGAGCGCCGCCGTCCGCAACCTCGGCGGCCCCGCCGGCGTCCAGCAGCTCCAAGCCCTCGCCGCTCCCGCGGCCTGATCCATGAACCCGTCAAGCCAACGACCCCATGCCATCGCCCAAGAAAAAGACCGTGCAGCCGCCCGCGCTGCCTTCCTCGCCGACCTCCACTCCACCTTTGACTCCCCTCCCGGGCAAGCCGTCCTCCGCTACCTTCGAGCCGCCGCCGGCCTCCCCGTCCCTGCCGGCCCCTGGGGACCCGCCATCCCTGCCCGCCGCTGTTTCGTTCCCACCGCCGCCGGAGCCGGTGCCTGCCCCTACCTCGCCGCCGCTGCCGAAGGCCGACGCTCCCTCGTCGACGACCTCGAAAGCTGGCTCGCCGAGCCCCGCGAAGGCATCGCCCCGCCCGCCGTCACCGGCGGCCCCGCCAAAAAGCGCGCCCCGCGCAAGCGCCGCGACCCCGCCGCCTGAGCCGGAGCCACCCCACGGCACCGACTCCGACGAATACCGCGCCTGGGCCCTCGCCCACGCCTCCGACGACCTATTCCGCGAGCTCTACGCCGGCCGCGCCGATCGCATCCGCCGCAAGCACCTCGCCGGCGTCCGCCTCTCCTCCGGCGACTTCCTCGACCGCCTCGCCGCCCTCTGCCCCGAATCCTGAACCACCGAACCCCGACCACCATGTCCGACACCGCCATTGCCACCCCGGCCGCGCCCGCGGCACCCGCCTCCACTCCCGCCGCGGCACCTGCAGCACCTGCAGCACCGTCCGCCCCCGTCCACTTCAATCCCGACGGCACCCTCGGCGAGAACTGGTTCACCGCCCTCGGCGATGAATTCGCCCCCTCCGCCGCCGACCTCAAGAAATTCGGCACCGTCAAGGACCTCGCCAAGAGCTACCTCCACTTCAAGCGCAGCGGCCCCGCCTACCCCGGCGAGGATTCCACCCCGGAGGACATCGCCCGCTTCCGCCAGCTCGCCCACGTCCCCGACCAGCCGGAAGGCTACGGCCTGGCCAAGCCGGAGAACCTCCCCGAAGGCGTCGACTGGGACGAGACCACCGCCGGCTCCATCGCCCAGATCGCCCACAAGCACCACATCCCCGCGCCCGCCCTCCAGGCCCTCGTCTCCAAGCAGCTCGAGATCGAAGGCCAGCGCGCCGCCCAGGCGAAGGCCGCGCAGGAACAGCAGCTCGCCGCCAACCAGCAGGCCCTGATGGCCGAGCTCAAGGGCGACTACGAGGCCTCCATCTCCAAGGTCCGCCACCTCGCCGACACCCTCGCCGGGGCCGCCGGCATCACCGACGCCACGGAGATCCAGAAGCTCGCCAGCGAGCCCGCCTTTGTCCGCATGATGCTCGCCGTCTCGAATCGCATCACCGAGGACGGCGTCCGCCCGCCGCCCGGCTTCAATGACCTCCGCAGCACCCGCCAGAAGATCGACGACATCCGCGACGGCAAGGACAAGGACTGGTCGGCCAAATACGCCGCCGGCGATGCCCGCGCGATCGAATACGTCACCGAGCTCTACAAGAAGCTCTAACCGCTTTCACGGCGGGGATTTTGGGTTCTCCCCCCGTGAATCCCTGGGCCCGGCACGCGAGGGGCGTGCCGGGCCTTTTCGTGTCCGCGCGCCCCATTGAAGCGCCCCACACTACCGCTTTCCCCCTCACCGCGGCACTCTGCCGCCGACATCGAGACAGACGACCCGCCCTTGAGTGGACCTGTCCGCCGAGTCGCCGCCACCGGGACGCCATTCCCGCAGGCCTCGACCCGCTCCCGCGGACTACCGAGCCGGACCTAGCAACTCCGTCTTTCAAATCACCACCACTCACCAACTACGGCCATGCCCGCTGATCTCCTTGTACCAAATCACTTCACCACCATGTTCCATGAGAACTGGACCATGCTCGCCCAGCAGAAGCAGGCGCGCCTCCAGAACATGGTGATCGTCGAAACCGGATGCACCGGCGAGAAGAAGACCCACAACCAGGTCGGATCCGTCGAGTCCATCGAAACCACCGGCACCCGCTACCAGCCCATCCCGCTGGTCGACCTGCCGACCGCCAAGCGCGCCATCTATCCCCGCCAGTTCTCCACTCCGACGAGTGAAGACAAGTGGGACGAGAAGGGCCTCGCTCCCACCGTCGCCCCGCGCGGCAAGCACACCATGGCGCACGCCGCGGCCTACGGTCGCGACATCGATGACATTATCATCGAGTCCCTCGGCGGCACCGCCTACACCGGCGCCACCGGCACCACTCCCACCGCGCTCCCGTCGTCCCAGAAGGTCGCCAAGGACTTCGTCAACACCGGCTCGCCGACCGACTCGTCCTTCAAGCTCCACAAGCTGGTCCGCGCCCTGGAGATCCTCGCCGACAACGACGTCATCGACGACGACGAGCTTTCCAGCGAACAGGAGCTCTTCGGCATCATGACCCCGAAGCTCGAGGCCTACCTCCGCAACCTCATCAACACCGACGCCGGCAACAACAAGCTCTTCTCGAAGGACTTCATGCCGCCCACGCTCGATGACCGCGGCCGGATCAAGCGCTTCCTCGGCATCAACTGGAAGGTCTCCACCCGCCCGGGCCTGATCGACACCTCCGACACCACTGTCCACTACGCCTACGTCTGGACCAAGTCCGGCGTGCAGTTGGACTTCTGGGAAGGAATGACCACCACCATCGACCGCCTCCCGCAGTCGAACAACGCGGTGCTCTTCCTCTCGCAATACTCCATGGGCGGCACCCGCCTGGAGGAGGAGAAGGTCGTCCAGATCGCCTGCGAAACCGACGCCGCCTAAGCCAACCACCCCGCCAACCACTGACATCATACGACCATGGCTGACACCAATTCCGACCTCATCGCCGCCCAAGTCGCGGCCCGCACCGGCCTCTCCGGCGGCATCCTCAACGGGGATGACAATGGCGGCGACCTCCGTTTCTACAACGTCGAAGTTGCCCTCACCTCCGGCGTTTCCGCCAATGACACGTTCCAGCTCTTCGACCTGCCGCCCGGCTACGTCATCGTCCCGGAACTGTCGAAAATCACGGCCTCCGGCGATCCCGGCACCACGCTGACCATCGACGTCGGCGACTCCGGCGACGCCGACCGCTACTGCGACGGTGCCAACCTCGGCGCGCTCTCCGCGGCCGGCGTGGTGGAGTTCCTGGCCCCGGCCATCCCCGCCGCGGTCCTGACTCCCTACCGCCCGACCGAGACCACCCGCATCTACGCCACCGCCGCCACCGTCGGCAGCAACAACGCCGTCACGCTGAAATTCAGCGTCGTCGCTCGCAAGAAGGGCTGATCCGCCCGCCTCACCCCGCGCATCACACAGCCCGCGTCCGCCACCACGGGCGCGGGCTGTTTCCTTTTCCCGGCCATGACCACCACCACGGAAGTCTGCAATCTCGCCCTCTCGGAAATCGGCGCCAAGCTCCTCACCGACTTCGACACCGACACCAGCGAGGAAGCCCGCGCCTGCCGCCTCCACTACGCCCAGACCCGGGACGCCCTCCTCCGCCGGCACCAGTGGAACTTCGCCCAGACCCGCGTCGACCTCGTCGAGGCCGACGACGCCCCGATCTCCGACTGGGATACCGCCTGGGAACTCCCCGCCGATTGCGTCCGCGTGATCTCCCTCCCCTCGGATTCCCCCTACAAGCCCCACCAGGAATTCGCCGTGGAAGGCCGCCTCGTCCTCGTCCGGGACCTTACGGAAGTCACCCTCCTTTACATTTCCAACGCCGTCCCGATCGCCGACTGGGATCCGCTCTTCGTCGATGCCCTCGCCCTTGCCCTCGCCGGCAAGCTTGCCAAGTCCATCGCCCATGACGTCGCCATGGCGCAGGCCACCGCCGCCGCCTTCACCCAGCTCGCCCTCCCCGCCGCCTTCACCGCGGACGCCCGGGAGACCCTCAGCAATGAGAACCACGGCCCCGCCTGGCGCCGCGCCAAGTCCTCCGTCGTCGGCGCCCGCTACACCAAGTTCCCCTGACCCGCCATGCCCGCCCACGCCGCCCACCTCGCCTTCACCGGCGGGGAAATGTCGCCCTACCTCCTCCACCGCACCGACTTCGAGAAGCACTCGGCCGGCGCGGAGCTCATGGAGAACTTCCTCCCCCTCCCCTACGGCGGCTTCCGCAAGCGCCCCGGCCTCGAATGGATGACCGCCCTCGCCGCCGCCACCCGGCTGGAGCCCTTCGAGTTCTCCACCTCGACCAAATACCTCCTCGCCTTCACCACCACCGGCCTCACCGTCTTCGGGGAGGACGGCAGCACCAAGGACACCGTCTCCTTCTCCTTCGGCGATCCCTTCGCCCTCCGCTTCGCCCACGTCAACGACGTCCTCTGGATCGCCTCGCCGAACTTCCCGCCCCAGCAGCTCAACCGCCTCGGCGACACCAACTGGACCCTCTCGGAAATCGCCTACAGCTACCCGCCCTTCCTCGACGAGAACCTCGACCCCGACATCGCCGTCGGCGTGAACTACGCCAGCTCCGCCACCCCCTGGGTGACGGCCACTGTTTACACTGCCGGCGTCCGCCGCACCAATGGCGGCGTCTCCTACACCTGCTCCGTCGGCCACACCTCCAGCGCCACGAATGCACCCGGCACCGGGGCCGACTGGACCAGCTTCTGGCGCCGCACCTACATCGTCGCCGGGGACACCGTCCGCCTCGCCGCCCCGGCCGATGTCTTCACCTCCGCCTCCGTCGGCTCCGTCTATCGCCTCCGCATCGAGCGCGACCTGAATTCCTTTGAGACCGACTGCCGCCTCGTCACCACCGGCACCCTCT